ATCTCGCCGGGATGATCGCCGCATTGCCCGATGGTGCCCCGATCAGCGCGCTGGCCGCCGACAGCGACGGCATCGACGGCACGCGCGACAACGCCGGCGGCTGGTTCGACCCCGCACTGGCCCGGCGTGCGCGGCCCGATACGGCCGCAGCACTTGCCAGCCATGGCACGCATGCGCTGTTCGATCGCCTTGGCGGCCTGATCGTCACCGGGCCGACGCGCACCAATGTCAATGACATCAGGATGATCGCGGTCACACCGCCCTGAACGGCGCCGGCGCATTAGCGCCCTGAATGGTAGCGGCGCATTAGCGCCCTGCATGATATCGGCGCATTAGCGCCTGGAGGCCCGACCGGAGCTTAACCGGTTTAACGAAATCAGCGCGTTGCCGTGTCTAACCCCGACAATTCGCGCAACGGAATCCTTAGACAATTTGCCCCCGATGGCGAACCGTTTTTACCGCTGTTCCGACCCGCCAAGCAGGCATGAAAAAGCCGCTACCCCGGCAAGTTTGGCGACAAACGGGGTAGCGGCGGAACCATTCGGCTGGACGGCCTCAGGGCAAATCCTGTTTACCACATTGCACCCGTTCCAATCAATCGGAACGATAGCCGCCGGCATTGTGGCGCGCCTCGCGCTGGGCGGTGTCGCATGAACGCGCATACCCCCATTGCTGGCGACGACCCGTTCGACGACTTGCGCAAGGTCCTCGACCGGGCGCACGCAGTCATAGACGGCGCGGCCATTCATCGTGAACAGCGGGAACGCGACGAGGAGGACAAAGCTTGGGACGTTTTCGACTGTCCCGAGATGCCGCCGTTGCCGGCATTGCCGCCGCTCTTGTCGCCGCCATGGCTGGTGGCTAATCCGGAAGACTATCGCAAGCCCCCCGGGCAGATCGGCTCTTTGCAACTGATCGACGTCGGCGACTGGCAAGGCTTGCCCGTCCCCGAGCGCGAATGGATTGTGCCGGGCTGGATATTGCCTCGCGCCGTTACCCTGATCGCCGGCGCTGGCGGCACCGGCAAGAGCCTGTTGATTCAACAATGGCTGTCGGCAATCGCGCTTGGCGACCCGTTTCTTGGCACACGCGGCACCGCGCCAGTTCCGGTGTTGTATGTCAACTGCGAAGACGACACGCTAGAGCTTCACAGGCGGCAGGACGCCATTGCCAAGGCGGCAGGGCGGCAGTTGTCGACCTATGCCGGCAAGGTGCACCTGGTGGCGCGTGTCGGACACAATAACCCGCTGGGCACCGTCGGCGATGACGGTAAGTTCCAGTCTACCGCACTTTATCGTGACATACGCGACGCAGCCCTAAAAATCGGGGCGAAGGTTGTCGCACTCGATAACGCAATGCAGCACTATGTCGGCAACTTGAACGACCCGGCGGCAGTCACGGCATTCTGCAACGCTCTTGCGCGCCTGGCGCTCAACATAAACGGCGCTGTTATTCTCGCGGGGCATGTTGCCAAGGCGGACGGCTCACAGTTCGCCGGAACGATGGCGTGGGAAAATGCGGTGCGGACCCGGCTATTCTTGAGCCGTGAAACGGACGCGGACGGCGAGGAAATCGAAGACAGTGACCGCCGCTATCTGACACGGGGCAAGGGCAACTATGCGCGCAAGGGCGACCGCCTCGAAATGACGTGGCACGCTGGCGCATTCTATTCCGAATCGCCAGAAAACACCGGGCAGGATTTTGCCGACGAACAGCACGAATCGGCGTTCCTGCGGTGCCTGGATGAGGCAACAGCGCAGCGCCGAAACTCCTCGCATTCGATCGGTGCCAACTATGCGCCGACGTTGTTCGCCACGTTCAAAACTGCTGGTGGCGTCAAAAAGAAAGACCTGGAACGGGCCATGAGCCGGCTATTCGACCGGAGCCAAATCATTGCCAACAGCTACCTTTGGCACGACGAAAAGAGCCGTCCCAAGTCGGGTATTAAGCGGGCCGAAAATGTCCCAGACCACCGCCCCGAACCTGTCCCACACACGGTTCCCAAACCTCCCGAACCGATACCCCAAACCGTCCCCCGCACCCCCCCTTATACTACGTATAACGGGGCGGGGCCTGATGGTCCCCTGCCCCTTACCGAATACGGGGCCAGCGCATGACTGAGATCATAGCACTGCACACCCTCGCGGCCCGTGTGTCCCGGCTGTCACCAGATCGGCGTGACCCTGAGCAATGGCACCTCGAAAAGGATGACATTGCCAAGGCGCTGCGACGCATCGCGCGCGATATGGAAAGAAACAAATATGACTGATCGGCTCTACTCAACAGCGGCATGGAAGCGGCTGCGCAAGGCTCACCTTGCACGCTATCCGATGTGCAGGGGCTGCGAAGCTATGGGGCGGCTCACGTTCGCGAACACCGTCGATCACGTTGTTCCGGTGTCGGCGGGCGGGCCTGCACTTCCTGGCCATGACGGGCTTCATAGCTACTGCGGCCCGTGCCATTCGGCCAAGACGGCACGCGGTGTTGAAGCTGGTGCAGTGCGCACCTCGAAGCCGCGCAAGGGCTGCGACGCAATGGGCAATCCGATCGATCTCACGCACCCGTGGAATGCCGGAAAATCGCTCAGGGCTGAGGCTTTGGACACCGCCCACCATAGAAATCTTGAGTTAGTCACATGGGGCTGAGGGGACCGGGCGCGGCACGCCAACGGAAAGCCGCTGAGGCTTGGCAGGATGACGCTACAGCGCACGCATGGGAAGCTGAGGGGCTGACACGCGCGGGGCGCGTAATCGCGTTCCTAGAGTCGCTACAGGTGACAAAGGGCTTTGGTGCCGGCGAACCGTTGCGGCTGTTGCCGTTCCAACGCGAATGGATCGAAGCCGTCTATGCCGATGGCGACGACGGGCAACGCGCCGTGCGCACCGCCCTGGCCTCGGTTGCAAGGGGTAACGGCAAATCCGTTCTTGTCGCTGGCCTGTGCTTGGCGCACCTGATCGGGCCAGAATCCGAGCCGCGCGGCGAATGCTACAGCGCGGCGGCGACGAAGGAACAAGCGAGCCTGATCTTTGCCGAGATGGAAGCGTTCATCATGGCCGCGCCCTGGATGGCGGCACGGTTGAACGTAAAGCGGTTTCACAAGATGATTGAAGATCTCGAAACCGGCTCGATCTATCGCGCGCTCGCCAGCGACGGCCCGGCAGCGCATGGCCTCGCGGCATCGTTCGTCGCCTGCGATGAGTTGGCGCAATGGAAACGGCGCGAATTGTTCGACGTGTTGCGCACCTCAATGGGCAAGCGCGCCGCGCCGCTGCTGGTGGCAATAGGCACACAGTCGCCAAAGCCTGACAACATCATGTCGGAGCTAGTCGATTATGCCGGGCGGATCGCCAGTGGCGAGATTGAAGACCGGGCATTCCACGGCAAGCTATACGCCATCCCCGACGACCTCGACGCCTATAACCCGGCCAACTGGCACCTCGCCAACCCGGCACTAGGTGTCTTTCGTTCCGAGGCTGAGATGCGTTCCGAAGCAGATCGGGCGCGGCGAATGCCGACGTTCGAACCCGCGTTCATGAACCTGTATTGCAACCGTCGAATTGATTCGGAACCGAAGGCAATCAACCAGGCGGAATGGGCGGAAGTCGGCGGCGCGGTTGACCTGGGCAAGCTGGCGGGCCGGCCATGCTATGCGGGCCTCGACCTGGGCAGCACCCGCGACCTATGCGCCCTGGTCCTGTATTTCCCCGAAGACGATGGCGCTGTTCTGCCGTTTTTCTGGTGTCCAAGAGACAACCTTGCCGAACGCGAGGAGGTTGATCGCGTGCCTTATCGCACCTGGGCAAAGCAGGGTTTCATCGAAGCTACACCGGGCAAGGCAGTGGACAAGCGGGCCATTGCGCACCGCATCGCGCAAATCGTCGCGGGCTATGATTTGCAGGGCATGGCGTTCGACCGCTGGGGCTTTGCCGATTTGCAAAAGATATTGGACGGCGAAGGCGTACGCTTGCCGCTGGTGGAATGGGGGCAAGGCTTCGCCAGCATGGGGCCGGCAATCGACGCCTTTGAAACGGCGATGCTGTCGGGACAGATGCGGCACGCCATGCACCCGGTGTTGCGCTGGAACGCCTCGAATGCGGTCTTTGAGACAGACCCGGCGGGCGCCCGAAAGCCGGCTAAGAATCGATCGATCGACCGCATCGACGGGCTTGTGGCTCTGATCATGGCCTGCGGTCTCGCAGCCCGACACAACACCAGGGCGGCGACTTATCAGGGCAGCGGGGTTAGCTGGGCTTAGAGGTCCCGCAAATTTGCGGGACCTCTTGTAAATTGATTTGTGGCGCGACGGATTGGGAGGGGATAGATTCAAAAAGCCTTACCTCCGGCAAATTTGCCGGAGGTTGCAAGTCGCTACGATGGCCAGCCCGCATATTCGCCAACCGCGCCGCAATGCTCGCCCGCTGGCTTTCAGTCAGGTGGGGCTTCGTAAACATCGAAGGTAGGCAAATTTGCCGACCTTGCCGCTGGCTTGCCGATGGCGGCGACGAGATCGACGAGTTTTTCGGAGTGAATTGACGCGTCTCAGGATTTCGGCGCTCGCATCGATCGACAACTGGAAGCGCGTTTACAACGCTGTTTGGAACTCGCAGGCCAACAAGCTGCTGAAGTGTTCGGCAAGCCAACTGCTCCAGGCTTAGGCTGGGGGCTTCATGATTGCGGCGATGACCGGCGCGACACGCACAAGCAGTTCGCGTTCAGAGTCGTCCTCGACCGCCTCAAACGTGTTCTCCACGTCGTCCGGCAGCATATAGATCCAGTGCTGAAGATTACCTCGCTTTTTGCAGCGGGCAACGAATCCATCCCAGTCTGGAGCCTCGCCGTTAGTAACGCATAACGCATGATAAAGCGCCTTGCGTGCCGCGTGAATCATCTCAGGCGTTACACCGGCGGCAGCCGCCTTTAACCGCTCACGGTGCCGCGCCTGTCGTTCGGAATTGGATAAAGCCATGCACCTTTAATAACGACTTGACGTTACTAACGCAACCCCGTTACTAACGAGACGGCCCGAGCCGGTGCAGCGAACACCGACCCGAGCCTAACCACAACCGAGCGCAGGAGTTCAGATCATGGCTACATCTACCTTACAGGCGGAATCCGCCACCACCAATCCAATCGTTGCCGCTTACCTCGCAGCGCGGGGCAATAATCAAAAGATCAGCGCGGTAAACGACGGGATAGAAAACTTTGACACGCGCATGGCGCAGTATGCCGAGAGCGGCGGGCGTGACTACGCAATGGGATGGGCGCCCCATGACGGCGAACACGCCGCGCTGGTGGCGCTACTGGCCGCTGACCGGCTTCAAGATCTGATTGATGGATTCTCCCTAGCCGATGACGCGGGCCGGAAAGTGGTGACGTTTGGAATCGACGAGCTTTACGAGGTGAAGCAGATCAAAGACGCGCTCTTGAATCTATGGCGTCACCTCGACGCTGGGCCTGCCCGCAGGCTCGAATCGCTCGCTCTAGATATGGGATTGATCGACAAGATCGGCGGTCGTCGCCTCTAAGCTGACTTCACCCAGCGGCTGCCGACGCCGGGCGTAGTTATTGCGCGGCGCGCAAAAACATTTTGACAACCGCGCTGAGATGCGTATAGGGTTTTTGTGTTGAACGCAAAAACTGGTGAAAAATGGCGAAGCTCTCGAATCTTGTGAAGGCGCTTGCGGAGGTCACACGGACCCCCGAAGGCACCGTTGCGCTTGTCGCTCGCCAGATGCGCGAAGGCGGCATGATCTCGACTGGCGGGCGCGGTCCTGGTGGCGCAGAGATGACGCCGCAAGACTGCACCAATTTGTTGCTGGCGCTGGTTTCGCGCGACCGGGCGGGCGGGATTGCTGCGCGCGTGGCTGACTATCGCCGCTCGCTTTGCCCACACGCCAGCTTTGCTTTGGACGAATCCTATTCGGACAACGACGGAAAAGTTCACTTGCGCAAGAATCGCCCTGCATTTTTCGATTTCATCGAAGATACGATGGCTTTGGGAACATTGCTCGATCAACTTATTGAACGAGCCTCAGACGGACGCATGCTGGAATATGTCAAGCCACTCGCTTTGGCGCATTTTGGTTTCAAGGGCGAGTGGACCGACGAAAATATGTACGCAATGATCGGCTTGACGTCGACGGGATTGCTGAAAATTACTTTTACGCCTGCTGCATATTTCGCGGGCGTCAAGTTCGGCGGTCCGCAGTTCGCCAAAGTTGGCGAGATGACTTTTCGGATTGCAGACGACCTTATGGAAACAGCGGCGCAGGAATGGGGCGATATGACCGTTCGCATCGAAGTTTCGCTTCGCACCATCATGAGCCTGGGCCGCCTGATCGCGGCAAGCCCTGCCGAATGACCCCCATTCTCGCCCCTCCTTTTGCGGCTGCTGCGGTGCAGCCAATAACGACAAGTCCGATGCGTCGGGGCGGGCCGGTAGCCTTGCCGGGACATTTCAGCGTTCAATCGGACAACACCGCCACCGCCATCGTCGCGAGACAGACGGCAATCTCCATGCCGGGGGGCATTGTGTTCCCCGGCCAGACAGAAAGGCTTTAACGCCATGAAGACCACAGACCTGATCGAACAGCGCGCCACCGCACGGACGCGCGCAATCGCCGCCAATGAAGCCGGCGATATCGCAGCCTTTGAAGCCGCATCGACCGAATATCGCAACATCGACGCCGCCGTTGATCGGGCGCAATCGCTCGACGCGATGGACCGCCGCGAAGCCGGCAATCCTGTTACCGGCGACGCCAAACTGACTGGCGAAATCCGCAGCCGCTACCGTGCCACGGCTGCGATTGCCCACATGATCGGCCTGACCGGCATCGACGCCGGTTTTGAGCGTGAAGTGGACGCCGAATTGCGCGCCAAGTCTGGCCGCACGTTCAACGGCCTCGCCATGCCGACCGAAATCTTTGAAACTCGCGTGCTGACAACCGCAGCGCCAGGCGGCGGGCCGGGTTCGAACCTGGTGCAGACCGACTTCCTCGCAGGCGATTACATCAACGCACTGACCGCCTCGACGGTTATTGCCAGCCTTGGCGCTCGCACGCTTTCCGATCTTACCGGCAACGTCGAAATCCCCGGCGAAAAAGCCGCGCCGACGACGGCATGGATTGCCGAAAATGCCGCGCTCACACCGAGCGACCCGCAGTTCCGGCAAGTCACCATGAGTCCCAAGCACGTCGGCGGTCTTACCGAGTTTTCGCGCAATATGCTGATGCAGAGCAGCCCCGGCATTGAAGCTATCCTGCGGCAGATGATGGCGCGAGATATCGCGCTTGAAATGGACCGTGCAGCCATCCTTGGCGGCGGTGCCAATCAGCCGACCGGCATCCTTTCGGCAGCGGGTACGCAGACGCAGGCTTATGCCACGTCGCTGTTCCACACCGGGGCGGACATGATAGGCAAGGCTAACACCGCCAGCGTCGGCGCACGCCGGGCCTTCCTCTCGACGCCGCGAGTTGAAACCATCGCCATGAAGGCTTTGACGACCGACAAGTTGCCGGTTGGCGTGGACACGATCTTCCACAATCAGCCGACCGCGTTCAGCAATCTGGCACCGGACACGCTGGGCGCTGGCACCAACGAATCGACGCTGATCTATGGCGACTTTTCGGAATTGCTGATCGGCCTGTGGAGTGCGCTCGACGTCCTGGTTAACCCTTACGAATCGACCGCCTATAGCAAGGGCAACGTGATGGTTCGCGCGATGGCGACTTGCGATATTGCCCTTCGCAATCCGACGGCATTCGTGAAGGCAACGGGCGTCCTGGCCGCTGCGGCGGGCATCGCCTGATGATCGGCAGCACCCTTGAACGCCGGGCCGCGCCCCTTGAGGTTCGCGCCTCAGGACGCCGCCTGGAAGGCTATGCGGCCACGTTCGGGGCTGTTGCGGCGCTGGGGGCAGTGGAGGAATCCATTGCCCCCGGTGCGTTCCGCACGGCGCTGGGCGGCGGCGACATCCTCGCCTTGCTCGACCATGATCCCGGCAAAGTTCTGGGCAGGACACGCAATAGCACCTTGCGCCTAAGCGAAGACACGCGCGGCCTCGCGTTCAGCCTCGACTTGCCCGACACACAAGCCGGGCGCGACGTGCTGGCGCTTGCCGAGCGCGGCGACCTGGGCGGCATGTCTTTCGGTTTCACCATCCCCAGCGGCGGCGACGAATGGCAGGGCAACAAGCGCACGCTGCGCAGCGTTGATCTTCGCGAAGTTTCCATTGTGTCGGCATGGCCGGCCTATCCCGACACGTCGATTGCCTTGCGTTCGATGACCGCCGCCAGTGACACGGCACGCCGGGCGCGGGCGCTGCGGCTGATGGAGTTGATCGCATGACGTGGCGCAACCGCCTCGCGGCCCTGATCGCCCCCGAGCAGCGTTCTGGCGCGTCCTGGTCGGCACTAGCAACCCTGTCATCGAATGGCATGGCGACCAGCGCGCGGGCCGCTGAAAATCTCTCGACTGTGACCGCATGCACCGCTGTTGTTTCGGGCGCACTCTCTAGCTTGCCGGCGCTAGTCTATCAGCGCGTCGGCACCGGGCGGCGTGAGGTTGTAGATCATCCGATTGCCAAGTTGTTGCGCGGCACCGCCAACGCTCACCAGACCGGGCCTGACTTCATGGAGTCCTGGATTGCATCGACGTTACTAACGGGCAACGGGCTGGCAGCTATTGATCGCGACGGCTCGAACGTGACCGGCCTCAGGTTCATTCCCTGGGCATGGGTGTCAGTGTCGCAACTGGCAAGCGGGCGGCTCGCCTATGACATTACCGAGCAAGTCGGCGCTGTCGGCAGGACCGGGCGCACCTATCGCTTGCTCGACGGCGAAGTTCTGCACCTTCGCGACCGTAGTGACGACGGCCTGATCGGGCGTAGCCGGCTCAGCCGGGCCGCTGACACGGTAGCGGCAGCAATGGGCGCGGCGGAGTTCTCAAAGAGCTTCCTCGCCAATGGTGCGCAGCCGTCCGGTGTCATCGAATACCCCGGCGCGATGACCCCTGAGCAAAAGCAACAGATTCGCTATAGCTTTGACGAACGGCACGCAGGCACGGCGAACGCCGGGCGGGCGATGATTCTCGACGGCGGGCTTGTTTGGAAACCGGCCTCAGTGTCGCCTGAAGATGCGGAATTGCTGGCAACCCGCAAGTTCGGCGTCGAAGAAATCTGTCGCATCTTTCAAGTCCCGCCGCCGCTGGTGCAGGACTACAGCCACAACACCTTCACCAATTCGGAAACCGCCGGGCGCTGGTTCGCTCAGTTCACGCTGGGACCATGGGCGCGCAAGATCGAAGCCGAGTTCGCTCGCTCAGTCTTTCCAACCGGCGGGCCTTTCGAGTTGGAGCTTGACCTGTCGGGCTTCCTTCGCGGCGACCCTCAGACACGCTGGGCAGCGCACAAGATCGCCGTTGATAGCGGCATCCTGGACGCAGACGAGGTTCGCGAGATTGAAGGCTTCAACCCGCGCGGCAAGCCTGTGGTGGCGGTTGCCTAGTGGCAGTCGCGCCATCTTGGCCTAGAACGATGCGCAAGGCGAAGGCTGCGGCCTATGTCGATTGCGCAGTGCCGACGTTCGACAAGATGGTTGCGGCGGGCGCCATGCCTGCACCCTTTG